TCTTTCCAATACATCAAATTTGGGTGATTCATTGCATCGACAATTGGCGTTAACGCATCTAATCGTGCGTCATTGTTTAAATTCGCATCGTGATTGCCTGTAATTACAATAGTGGGTGCTATATCAGCGCAGCCTTTAAACAACTCGGAGACAAGTGTTATCAATTCAGGAGACATATCGTTTTTGGAATGAACAATGTCACCTGCTAGATATATTAATGAATGCTCATCAACATTATCCTTCAAATATTTTAGGAGTTTTTTAAATACTACTCTATATTCTTTATGCCTTTTAAAGTTTCTTATATGTACATCGGCAATGTGATAAATCTTTTTCACTTTCATGCAATCAAATCTTGTATTTTATATTCAAATAACTTATTATCAGTCATACATTCAGCTGACTTTATTAATTCCCACATCTTAGTGTGACCTAATTTATTAGGATCTGTATTTTGAGGTATCTCTACAAAATATACGTTAATACCAAAACCCATGAAATATTCCGCATATTTAATTGACTTGCGTAATGCATCTGGATCTAGTGCTAAATATAAATCTTGTACTTTATTTTCTAAAATTTGTTCCTTTAAGGATTTAGGTAAAGTTGTACCATATAGCGGACTGCTATTTCTCCTTACAACCATCGCATCTAATGCAGACTCTACTAATACAATAGGCAAGTCCCAATTTAGTTGTAACTCAAATCCAACGACATCCCTACTAAATGGTGGATTGACAAATTTTATAGAATTTCTATTTGAAAAGGTTCTAGTTGTAAAATATGTTAACTGTCCCAGTTTATTAAAATTAGGAAAGATGATCATATCTTTATACTTACCATCAGTCGCATACCCGATTCGGTATTTTAAAATATCTTGTTTACTTATACCTCTACCTCGTAAATATTCAATACACCGTTTCCAATAAAAATCTTGCGATTCAGGTTTCCATAGCGGAATGTATTCGTCAGGTAATTTACAAATTTTATCTGGAGTTGTTCCTTGTGGAAATGAAAACTGCCTCTTACCTTTTGGTACAAGATCTTGTAATTCAGTATAAAAATACTTCTTAGCATTAAGCCTCTTTAATAATGTAAATAGACTTTTACCTTTAGTACCACACGTCCAACAATTCCAATGTTGTAACTCTGGGTGTATCTCTAATTTCTTTTTAGCGTGATGGCAAAAGGGGCAACGAAAGGCGTAATTACCTTTGCTCTTAAGTGAAGACTGCCCAATCAGCCGCTCTAATAGTTTTATTACACCAGTGGTATTTGCCATATAGTATTAATATAAGGAAATTATTCCAGACAACCAAATATTTAACCATTTATTTTGAAAAAGTTTGTTGAATATTTTCAAGAAGTAAATCAGAGTCTTTCAAGGTGGCGAATTTACCGCTCCCTATCGTATCGTTATAATATAATGGGTCTAATGTGACGTCATTAATGAATTGGAATTTCATTTCTAAATAATTCACTTGTCCCTTTGAATTCCCATATATGAGAATTTCAAATTTAAAATGATCCTTTCCAAGCTCCTTGATGTCGGCAAGTAATGGCTTGGATGATCCAGTGTACGTTCTCCAATTACTTTCTGTTGTGACTCTTGTACGCCGCTTCTTACCGTCTCTTTTCTGCTGAGCGGTTAGTGCTTTCCTGCGTGTAGACTGCAGATACTTTCTACCTATATATTTCCTACCAGACTTTGTATTTGTTATCATATATACAAATCCAAATGCATCCTCGGGGACTTCTGTAACTTCTTTATTATTGTAAAACCAATGACTCATTATTTAATAATCTATTTCTTCATCTTCTAACTCAGCTCGGATAATTTTAATAAATTTATCATCTTTTTGCATTGTATCAGATAATATAACTAATGTGTTTGGGTAATCGTCCCCACGGCCTATAATCCATTCATAATCGTCTCCCTCTGTATAATGAGTTCGCGATTCATCATCAAGCAATTCATTGAATCGATCTACAATGATTGGATCATCCATTAATACTATATCAAAATCCCCAGATTCTTCCAATAAATTTTCCTTGAAAAATCGTTTGTAATTTTCTGCTAAAATATGTTTTTTCATAATATGTATTTTAATGTATCATTTAACGAGGCGGTGATTGTAAATCGTTAATTGCGTCTTCCAAATCCTCCTTAAGTTCCTCCAAGTCAGTAACTAAATCTTGTACAGTGTCTCCTGAAACTGCATACACACCTCGCGGGGAATTTTTAATTTCGTATTCTATTTTACTAAATCTATTCAATACTTCCAATAGACCTGTATTAGCTATTGAATCCTCATCCCATCCATCTTCGTCGATGAAATCAAAATTTTCATGTAGTTGTTTTAGTTTCTTACGGACGACATTTTCCACAATACGTTTTACTTGTTCTACTTTCATAAGTTGTTTCCTGTTATTTTGTTATTATATTACCTTTGTTAATATTTGTTTAATAAATAATCCAAGCTCCGCAATCATTCCACGTAACTCAGTGCTCTTAATTGCTGATTTTGCACCATACAACATTGACGATTTGATATTCATCTTTTGTGCATATTTAGCAAATGATAGCCCGCTATCAACCAATAATATTGCGATTATTCCAGCCATTAAAGCTTGGGCAAATATTGCTTGTTTTTTAGGATCCTTTGTGAATGTTTTAGCTAATAATTTAAACGGCTTTTCAGTAACATGATGCATTTTATCACCAAATGCAACAATTGCATCACCTATTTTAGAACTATCACCTGATTTTGATATTAATTTCTTAGCCTTATTAATTGTATTACCTACAATTTTTATCATGAACGGTCCAGATAATACTAATCCCAATGCGCTCGTCAATATGGCTTCATTTTGTTTCTTAGCCACTAATGTAGTTGCATTTTTAACCGCAGACTCTAAATCTCCTGTTAACTTGTCCAATTCTAAATCTATATCCATAATTAAAATTATTTTGTATTTTTCTAAATTTACCCGTCAAATCTAACTGCGACATTCACATCAACATCTGAGCGCACTTGTATAGCTTGACCCATTTTCCCTATGACCATTAACTGTCCCTTGTCATTATACATACCAATTGTAGTGAAGTATGGTGCTAATAATGAGCCAGTCATTTCATTAATTAATAAATCTGATTTTGGTGATTGTAATGCTGTCACATTACGTGTTAAATTGAAATCACCCTTTTTAATCCTACATAAAATCTCATATTGATAAATTGTATGTGTACCTCTATATTCAACATTGAATGATCCACTAAATACATCATTATATTTTGGATTGAGTGGTGATATTACAATATTCCCGCGGCGATAAAACACATTTCCTACAACTGATGTGTTCAATGTTAGGTCTTGATTTGCAGCTTGAAGATAATAATCAGCATCTAAATCGTCTTGAGACCTGTTAATAAATCTAACCTCATCTATTGATCCTGAAAATGAATCCAATCCATGTTGGTTTCTACTGCCAAACATCAATTCATGCTTATTGATTGGATTACGTGTTGGGTCTGGTGCTGAATCAACCAATGTCCCATCTACAAATAATCCCAAATTGTATTCTGGCGCTACATATGAGCGGACTACAGTTATATGTTGCCAAATCCCATCAGTTAATGAACCAGTTATTTCTGCTGTTCTACTACCATCACTCCGCTTTACAATCAAACTACCAGAATCATATGTGACATCGAATGGATAAATATCAGTTGGTTCATCTACATATGAACTACTTATATATTTGTCTGTTGTAATTTGTCCAGAATTTAGAATCCTGTCATGGGTTCCTAATTTATTTCTAAATACAGTACCATTTTTAGATATGACTGCTCCAGGATCATCTGACGTTTCTGGTCTAATCCAAAACGATATTGTAAACCCTTCTGTTGAATCAAAATTAAATGAGTCGTTATTTGGTGTTTTCATCCACCCGAAATTACTACCATCAGAATTACTATCCCATTGCGCTGATAATCCAATTGGTGTACTTCCTGATTCAAATCCTGGACCGAATTTGGTATTGTGTATTATACTCGGAACATTTCCTGGAGAAAATTGATATGCAGCATATTCATATTTGCCGCTATCGACTATGCCATAATTGTACTTGAAATTTCTAAACTCTTGGTTAAAGCCCCAATATCCTACTATATTATATCGGTTATATCCTGGAAAATCTCCAGTATCGAATTCTTGCTCAATCGCTGGGTCGTATAAATTACCGTTACCATCGTCATTTAATATAATGCCTGTGTCAGTATTTGTAATAACCACTGAACCTGGTTTTATCTTTTCTCCATAATCAAGATACGGTATTGAAAGATATGACGCTGTCATATTCAATTCTTTATACGCATATCTTTTATTATGATGTTCAAATGTATTGAATGGGTTATAAGGATCTGCATAATACATATGATTTATCTGCTTCCAAATAATATGTTTATATGTTCCGTCAACTAAATTGATAGGATCATTTGCTGCTTTCCTTGCACCAACAGGTGTTAATAAACTTGTATAATACCCTTCAACTAAATGATATCCACTAGCTGTGGTTTCCAATTCGTCCTGGTTAAACTGAAACTTTTTGTTCACCTTTATTGGCGTCAACGTAAAGTCTTGTGTTTTTATAGGAGCGAACGTAGTAGGTATTGCCATCCAGTTATGTTTTTATTTAATCTTCAAAGAGATCATATAAGTGTTCATCAAATAGATCATTAATCACTTCATAATAATTGTCTCGCATTTCTGAAGCTGATTCTTCTTCTGCAATTGCGCTAAAATCAACCCGATTTTGTAATCCTGCAGACCATTTTTTGACAAGTGCTTTCAATTCTTCTATTGCAAGTTCAAGCTCATCATAACTAGAATCACTGTCAGACTCTTTTAAAGATTCTTTAAATAGCCGTTTGTAATTTTCCGCTAATATATGTGTTTTCATATTGTCTCTTTATTATTGTTGCATTTTAAGTATTGCAGTATTCAACCCAGATACCATCCTTGTAATTTCTCCGAGTTTCTTTGGACTTTCAGCATATAATGCTTGGATTCCAACAGCTAATTGTTTCATGTCATTAGCATCTTTAAGCATTGCTCGCAGATCCATCAACTCCTTCATCGTTTGTTGGGGATTCGCATTAAAAAACTTTTCATTTATTGAGTTTTCAATAATTAGTTCCCTATACGAATTTTTTAGTATTTTCTCCATTTTAATGCCCTATTCTGACTTTGAATAATCGTTCTTTATTACATGCACTAATCATTGGCTGTGATACCTTACCAACAGCTAATAGATCTTTTGATTGGTTATATAGCCCAATGGATGTGAAATATGCGCGCTCTTGATTAGCTAAGGTGTCTAGTATAATGCCTTCCGACCCTGATGTAAATGTAGGATTATTTGTATAATTAAATATTTGATTTTTAACTCTAACAAAATACATTTTGTTGTATTTCATTTCAGCATATCTGCCCCAAAATGCTAATGGATCTCCTGACGAATCTGTATCTCCCTCGACTGCTGAACTTATCAATGACTCATATAACCTTAATGCATTCAAACCATCAACTTCAACATTCCTATTTGTTTCAAAGCCGAAATCTACATCCAATGTTGAGCCAGCGAGTACAATCATTCCGTGATTTGGATAAAAGATACCTAATGACCCTGTATTTGATCCTGACAATTCTGTATCGTTAGGTGTTATATATGGACCATTTTCAATTGTTCCTGGGATGATATCCCATGATTTATTTGTAAAGTTTATAGATTGTGTTATAAACCTACTAGAGTCAATTACAGTACCTCTGTCATATAATGCGTCCCTAACAATATCATTTGGCACATTTGATGCTGTCGGTGTTTGTATATTTAATGAGTATAATGATAATTGCCAATTGCCTGGATCCATTATCTGCTTGTACCTATCACGTTTTACATCAATTATATAAACATAATCCTCTTCAATGCCATTAATAATGAATTTATCTTGGCCCTTAGGGAGTAATATATGCGAATATTGTGTATACATCGCCTTGGATAAAGTCTCGTCATCTCTACCGCCTAAATCCTTGTCACCCTTGCCTTCATAATCTGCATAAATACATCTATATTGGAGTTCTGAACACGGATCGGTTGGAGGTAAATTGTGTACGCCGACGCAATAATTTGCAGATCCTGTATCGGATGCAAAACTAGCTGATATTGGTGTTGCTAAATATTTCGCTTCTTGTGACCATAACGGTCCTGTCTCCACTTCTGGACAATTTACTATGTCGCCTGAATATATTGGTGCATAAACCTGTCCTGATCCTAAATTAGGTCCTGATGGTCCGTTTGGTATTGTATCATCATATGGTGGGTCAACTTCATCACCTAAATCAGGATACACTGGATTGTCTGGATCTGTGATTAGTATCAATCTACATATTTTACCTGACGATGAGATATAATATTCTCCAGGTAATCTAGAATCAGTAAACTTGAATTTAGCAAATGCTACATTTACACTTCTTAAATTAAAGTATCGTGTGCTTTTAACTTTACATAAAAAATCTCTGATGAAATATCCAGTACATATTATTTTATATTGTCGTCCACCAGGTCCTACTCCATATGTTGTAGGCCAAAGTTCTTTATTGCGTTCACTGACAACCCACTCGAGAGCAATATCACTAAATGCTGCAACCTTATGTACACTTGGCTGACTTAAAAAAGAAGAAACTTCAGCACTCCATTGAAATTTATTCTCCCATAATACATGACCGTAATTGTGTAAATCTATACATGGATTATTCGGAATTGGATCTGCAGTATATATAGGCGGGACAGGTGGAGTTGGTCCACTTGTAGACGGTGGAAAAACTAACGGAGGCTCCACTGTCGGACCTGGATCATTTGGTGTTTGTCTTATAGGACCGTCGTAATTCGGAGGTGGCTCTGGAATCTGTTTTATAGGTCCGTCATATCCAGGAGGCGGAATTGGATTTTGTTTTATTGGACCATCAGTGTCGCGTATATTCCGTACAGGTCCGCCATCTGTACCTGTTGGAAATCCTAATGTAGGTCCTCCACTTGCTACTAATGTAGGATCTGGTCCTGGTGACGCTGCTGGAAATCCTAATGTAGGGCCACCACTTGCTACCATTACTGGGTCTGGACCTAAAGAGACTGGAGGTGGTCGATATGTAGGCTGTTGACTATCCCTAAATTCACGTGATCCTGGATCTATCATATATTCCCTTTATTAAAATTCTAATTTTACTTCAATTAGAGCTTCCTTAGTAAATGATTTTTGTTGAGCTTGAGATAATTTCGCAACTGCTACCAATTCTTTACTAGGATTATATAAACCTACAGTCGTTATATATGATTTAGGATCGCTATACATACTCGGATGCCTTAAATCACCTTCTGAACCTGTGACAAATGTCGGATTGTTACTAAAGTTGTATTCTGCATTTTTCGCCCTGACGAAATAATGTGTACTCTTTACCTTTTCTGCTCCCCTTCCTGCAAATCCTAATGGATCTCCTGAACCATCATTATATTGCGCCGCTCCTGACATAGCTGTAAATAATTTCATTGGATTATCGCCTGGTACTTCTCTACCTGTTACTGTCGCGAATGATGCTGATACATCTAATCTAGTTGCATCAAGAATAATTATACCTTTCCTTCTAAATAATAATCCGTATACATTTGGAGATGACGAATTATAAACACCATCTTCAATAGATCCTGATACAATATTGTAAACTTCACCACTCTGCATAATTGTTGCAGGATTTAACGATGAATCGTCAATAAGTCTTAATACTGAACCGTCGCCTGCTAATGTAACATTACTACCAGTGTGTGCATCAGCGTCTCCTCCTCCTGCGATAAATTCAGATCCTGATAGATGTGCTAAATTGATTTCTATATTACCTTCGTCGAGATATTCTCTCATACGAGCTCTATTAACATTTATAACATATATTGAATCTGTAGTTGTTCCGTTGATTGTAAATGATTCAGCATCTTGATCTAAGCACAATAATCTATTCTGCCCATAAATCGCTCTTGAAGGTGTATCTTCAATTTGGCCGCCTTCATCGTTAGATCCAGATCCTAATTTGTTTCCGTACGCAATACTAAATTGTGGTTGTGCACCGCAATCGCCTTGAGATCCACTATTCCAAATTTCGTAATAATATCTCTTTTGTGTTGCTGTTTCTGCTGAACTAGTATAAAATGTTGTCAAATTACCAACATTATTACTCCACAATGCCCTTGTTACAACTTCTTGTTGATTAGGCACTATATCATCAATCGCAAATTGTGTGTATACCTTTCCAGATCCTATAGTTCCACCAGGAGGGGCTGGAGGTATAATTCCGCCGCCGTTTCCACTCCAATTTGGATCTAGTAATCCGACACTCATGACTGGTGTACGTCCTTGAGGAGCCGCAGGACCGCTGCTCGGAGGTGCGCTGCCAAGTGGAGTGCCAGTATTCGGATTCACTTTGGATTTTTCCAATAAATAAATCACATTACGTTCGTCTATGACATACACATTACCTGCAGAATCTTGTAATGCTGGAATTGTTTTTCCGTTAATTACAGTTTTTCTAATTGGTTGGAATTGTCCAAAATCTGTAGAGGCGTTATAACTAGTGGGTGTCAATATATACCCAGAAGAAGTTAATGCTGCAATGATACTTGCATCAAGAACCATCCTTGCATCGTATCCAGAAGTTTGTGAAGACATTCCGCCGCCCGTTTTGCCGCTATTGTTATTAAAAAATGGTACTGCCATATTTTATGCTCGCTTTTGTTTTATATTCTATTATGGTAATGTAATCGGAGGCTGTCCTGTTAATGGTGTGCCTGGAGTAGTATTAATACTCTGCTTATTAACAGTAACTGTAATTACTGTCTGTCCGCCAGTTTCATTTCCGTATAATGTTATTGTTGTTGTCTTAGGAGCGGCGATAGCTGATTTAGCTTTAATTCTAAATGTCTTACCTGACAATGTAATTGCTTGGCCAGCCTCCATGTCGGATATTGGTGGTGCAACCATATAAGTTGTGCCCATTGCAGGTTCAACTACTTCAAGTACACAAACATCGCTATCAGCCAATACCGCTGTATAACCATATGTTGTATTACCTTCAGCATAATTAATTGTTGACGGCTTGATAAGATCTTGTTGCCCTGCGTTCAATGTCACGCTATTATTTGGGACAGCTACAACTGGTATCCTTACTGTTTTCTTAGGTAATGTTACTAATTTATATCGCATCACTTGCGTTTCATCTGGAACTGCTTCCGTGATTGGCATAGCTTCAATAGTGGCACCATAATATGCAGACCCTAATGGATGGTCTGGATTCCATAGTGTGTAATCTATTTCATCATCTGCTAATGCAAAGTGGGTAATATTGAATTCATTTTGCCCCCGCGCTAAAAGTTCGCGGCCTTTCCTTGTTAAAATTGCATCTACGACGATAGATGAATTATCTAAATAACCCATGTTATTGTTCTTTTTTTATTAATTGTATATTTAGTTAGTCTTCTGTCTCAAGTTCTGCATTTTGATGCAGTGAGCCAATAATACCTTCCAATTTAGCATCTAACTCTTTTCTACGAGTTTGTAAGTCTTTTAATTTTTCTACATATCTAGTACGCTTGTCGCCTTCACTATTTTTATAATTTTTCAATGTAGATTTAATATCACGTTGGACTTTCGCCAACTCACGTTGTACTTTATCCACATCTTTAATACCAGCCATAGTTATTTCTCTGTTTTATGTATAAATATCATAATGATATCATTTTCCTTTAGTCTAGCCGTAAATTGCCTTCAGAACTCCCATCATTTGTAAATATTGAATTGGGATTCGTCTCAGTTATAGTTATTACTGGGCCGCCACTTATTGTATTTGGTGAATCTATGTTCACCCCTGCACCTTCCAACTTGGAACCTATAAACCTTGATCGATTCCTAGTTGAGCACTCATCAATTTGATAATGCCATGGTGTGTATGTACACGATACAGGTATATTATAACATCTATATGATTGTTCTACCCAACCTTCTTGCCACTTAGTTAAATAATCATAAACCTCTGCAGTGTATATAACTAAATTATCACCTACTGCTTCAAGTTGAATTGTATCAGTTCCAGTTCCTGTAAATGTAAATCTATACTCATTAATCCATTCTAACGATTGCGCAGACCCATAATTGATATGCCTTGTGCTATGTTGGAGTCCATTTAAACTAAATCTGAATTCAGCAGTCGAACTGCCTGTATCAAATGGTCTTGCGTACAACCTGAGGAAATATTCCGATCCTGATACTGTTTCTATTGATTGCGATATATATGAATTAGTTTCAATTCTTTGACCGTATGTGAATTTGTTAGTTTCAACATTTAAAAATGCTAATGATTGTGATACTGTCTCTACATATGAACTAGTAAACCAAAATGTCGTGTCATCCAATATACTATTAGCGGGTAATGAATCCTTGATTAAATACGCAGAATAATAACATTCCTTTTTCATGTATCTACAATCTGGAACTGGTTGGTCAATTACATCATAAACTGAGCCTGTACATCCATCATACGGAGTAGTTGTTGGAATTGATCCAGAATATACAGGAACTTCTGAACCTGTTATTTGGCATGGATCTGGAATACTGCTTGATAAATAGCAGTCATCAATTTCAACTTCATTTATTATTTCAATAGTACCAGATTCGTAACAATCCTCAACGTCAAGTTCACTTGGAATTTCAAGTGTTGTTCTATAATTAGGAAATAAACCACTTTGTGATACCTCATATCTAATAGTGTCATCCCATTGTGGTTGATTAACTGACGGTTTTTTTGCTAATACAACTTTAGGTCGGTGTAATATATTATTTTCTAATAGTATGCCCGCTATTAAATCAGCACGACCAGGCGTTAATTGTTTTATCTGTTCAAAGAATGTGTAATCATATAAACTCAAAATTCGTATAAATGAATTTATATCGTTAAACTGTTGGTACTTTTGGAAATATTCCTTGTTATGTGTTAATAATTGCTGATAATTATTATTATATTGATCTTCAGGATCACCAATCCAATCGTCAAGATCTTCAAAGCCCATATGATTGTATATATCCCTGTTAACTTGATCTGCTAATGAAAATACAATAGCTAACCGATTGGTATCTGTCGCTTTTTTGTCATATTCTGAAGTCTCTGCTCTCACTAATGGATCTAATTGGAATTTCAATGAAGACTCTTCCAATCTAATTTTTTCTCCCCTTAATGCATTTCCGCCTAGTTTTGGAACTTCCGCATAAAATGTTTCATTCCAAGTATCATATTGCGATTCTTGATCGCCAATAAATTCTACATATTCAGTTAAGCTAGGAGTTTGTCCATTTTGATCTGGGTGGGACGATGATTCAAATGTCTCAATTGTTCTATCTTCCCTTTGTAAATCTAAACCTAATGGTAAATATCTATACAATGAATAAAATGACCCCGTTGCCGACATCACATTATATGCACGCGGATTTAATACGTGATTGTAAAATGTGTCATTATCATATAATGTAAAGTATTCTTTATATCCTTGAACTGATCCGCTAAAATCAATTGTTGTAAAGTCATGGGATGTTTGAGTGTTCGCTGTAATTACACTCGTGTCAAGTCCGCCTCCTAAATATACATAATCAATATCATTAGTTTGAGTGTCATATGACATTGATATGGATGTCGATTGTGCTATCCTTCCATATAAACAATCTGAAGCTCTTGCAATATGAATTCTATCGTTCCTATGTGTACCACTTATCGGAGTTTCGTCATAAACTCTAACCGTCCATAAGTCCCCGTCGAATATTGGAAGCCAATCTGAATATCCATATTGTGGTGTAGTGCTATTATATGTCTCATACAACACCTTACCATAATTTTCCGAGCCTGATATTGAAGCTGAGCCTATGAGCTCTTGAGATGACACTAAAGATAATACAGATCTAAGATCACTCGATCCCGTTGTCGCTCCTTGATGTGCAAATATTACATTTGCTCCAGAAGATCCAGATTGTTTTGTACTAAATCTAAATTCATATGTGTCAGGAGTTCTAGGGAACATTTCCACACTGCCTTCATATGCCCCAACTAATGTTAATTTACCGACAGCTGCTGTACCAGTATCATTAATCATTCTAAACTTAAACGTATCTACATCTGTTGCAGTAAATGTATAGTTTATAAATTGGACTAAATCATCGGGTTCGTATTCTATTATTAAATTATCATTATGGAAAAATTCAACACTAGCACGATCGCCAAGTGGAGCTATTATCACCTCCCCTGTTAATGTGTATTCCTTTCCAGGGATTAATATCACCGAATCATCAATTGTTGCGGTTGAAGATGCATATGGGGTTATAAATTCATCGAAAAACGTAACCTGTCCAACGGGTGTTTGATTCCAGTCTGCAAGATCTGCAAGACTTTCCTCGACTATACCACCACTATTACATAATCCAGATCCCCATCCGTTACTACTAGCCGATACAATATCTTGAGGTATTTTCAAATACGATCCAGTATCAACATTTAAAGCATACGCAAATGTTTCTTCGATTGCAATCGGTCTATCACTATCAACTCCTGGACCTCCGTATTCTTTTATTGATATTAAAGTTTGAGGGATGCCATATATTGACATCAACGCTTTAATAGATCTAGATGTACCTTTTGTTTTTAATAAATACGGGAGGTTGTTAACAATCCGCCTCCATATTTGTTTTGTCTGTTCCTCATGCGGTTTTACATCCATCCCACTTGATGTGAAATGTTGGCCCTCGTCATCAGTCCCTAATTTATATAACCAAAGACTGCTTAATTGCCTTGTATTTTGTAAATTCCAACCGAATGACTTTGCAATGTGGTACAACAAATCACCACTCGGTCCACGCTCTGGGTGTTCATCTTTATTATGTATTTGTGTTAATGCATCAACATAACTGTACATGACATCGAAATGTTGTCCGACCATATTAACAAATGTAATATATTCAGAATTGTTTGAATCCATAAGCACGTGCTCAGGAATGGACCACCATAAACTATTAACATTAAGTTTATCAAAAGATTCAGCTTCTTGTAAATTAGCGTTATACCAGTTACTGGAAATACTGCTAGTTACGTCATGTAACACATATTCGTTGCCAACTTTATATTTTGGCCAAGGCGTTAAAGATCCACTGACGCCGTGAGTAAATAATGATCCTGTATCTTGATAATACAACCAACGTTCCATTGGATCGAAACTATTACGCAACGTGTCAATTCGCTGTTGGGTAACTGCTATATCTGCATTTGAGAATCCTGCAAGTGGTCCACTAGTTATAATAGTGTTTTGTGGAATTGACACAGAATCTAATCGTACAGTTCCTCCATAACCGTTTGGGTAGCCTATACCATTAACTTCTAATTGGAATTTTATTTCATCAGTTCCTGATCCCGTGAATGATGTGGAGGAGAACCAAGATTGGCTACCATTTGTTGATCTGTAATGTTTTTGAATCCCATTTACATACACTCGCATTACCATTTCTGATCCGCCTTGGCCTACATAATCAAAGCTTTCGGAAAAGAACAATGTGTATTCATCCCCCACAATTGTAGTTACCGATTGTGAAATTATCCCATCATGATTTGTTGCGAATGCTGGATCTTGGAAGTTAAGAGCAGCTCCAGCAGACCAAGTAATCGGTGGACTGGTTGTATATGACCATCCTGATAAATCTGAATCGAAATCTCCATTAGTAATCAATTCGGATGATGATATTAAAGTTTGTTCAACACTATTGATATCTGCACTATATGATTCAATTAATTCCATTTTGTAATGGAAATTTTCTAATCGCTCTTTTGCTGAACTATAAAATACAAAGTTTTCGTAATTGCTGTAATCAATATTTAATGTAGCTTGTCCTGAGCCTGATATTACGCCGTCGATTATTTTTTGAGCTGTTTGAGCGTTTGTGTCAAGTAAATCATTCCAACTTTGATAAACTGTCGCTTGGGAATCCCAATCGTCAACATCCATATCAAAATTAGGACCTTTAACATGTTGTGTATATGATTGTTGTACTTTAGAAGTTAATATAACTGTATCAATATATGGATCCATTGGTTCCAATGCGAAAAATGCCTTTGACAAGTTTTCAACTGAACGGTCAATTTCTTTGTATAATTTTAAATAGAATACATTTTGATCGTTTTTATCAAATCTAATTTTAAGAATTTTGTAAATTTGATTAGATCCAAAGTTAACGACTAAATTATTTAAAAGGTCAATACTCGTTAAATCATTTGTAAACTCACGGAATTGTTGCAATGCGACTCCTTGACTAGCGTCTTTGATCGTCATTTTTACTTCCGTACGATCAGGAGATATTTCCCTGGCAAATGCTGGCCAAGATTCTGCATCAGTTCCTCGCCCTGCCCGTCCAAACAAAGGAGACATAAGATTGAAAACAATTTTATAACTCCCACGATCAATATTAGCAAGTTTAAATACTTGACGTACATCAAATAATAAACTATTTGAATCATGTTCTAATATCAATTCATTATCATATGCTGACCCGATATAATCACCATTGAATGTATAAATGTGTACTTCAGGTAAAAGGCGACCTTTACTAGCTTCTAGCGAACTGATAGTTGGAATTAACATTTCTGACGACAGGTTTTTTAAATCTACGTCTAAAAATATTTGGCCGAATTGTGGAGCATTCGATATCTTTATATAATCTTCATTTGTATATCTAGATAAACTCATTAGTTTCCATTTTGATAAATTTCTAATAACTCACGTTCGTATTCCAATCTCGCTCTCTCCTCATCTGCTGCTGCTGTTGCTGCATCAGACGCTGCTTTTGCTGCATCTGCTTCTGCCTTTGCTGCATCTGCTTCTGCTTTTAACCGTTCATTTTCAACTTTAATAGCATCAATATTTTTTTGTGACTCAGCTGTGGCAGCAGCTGCAAGATCCGCTGCTGAATTGGATACTACTTGCATAGCGGCAAATGATTCCAAATAAGTTACTTGACCCATTTCCTCGGTCCATTCTGATGATCTGTCTTGTATCGCCATTTATGACCCTCCTGATAATACACCGCCGCCGTTAGAAACAAGTAACTCTGCGTCTGCTAACGGCATTCCACCTTTGACTAATGCAACAGTATCTGAATGCATTAATAAATCTTGATGTTGTCCTGGTGTGACTACTCGTATAGCATCGACAATCTGTCCACGCTCTGCTAACATAACCTCAACTGTTTTGTAATTTGGTATAGTTTGTACCTCATCGTCTACAATCGCATAATATGAATAATCTTTAACGTCTTTAAATCCATTACCAGTAATTCTATATATTGTTCCATCAACTAATGTAAATTGAGGCAACTCACTCACTGTTGGTGCTGGTTCTACAAAATATTCAAATTTAGTATCTAACACATAATCCAAATCTGAATCAGTTACAAAGTTTTTTGAAGGGATAAAATTAATATACACTTGTTGCATTTCTTCTGGTACAATATATGTATCCCTAAAATTACGTGTTGACAATTTTGATGCAATTGGATGCTTAGCTTTCATTTCTGCATCAGTTTCTGATCCTAATGTTTCGTTATCCTTCGGCATTAATGTTTCAAACATCACAGGTATTGGAGTATTAGGGTCAGTAATATCAACATAGTTGATTGTACTATCTAAGAGATTAACGGAAGCCTTTATCATTTTTCAATTCTAAAATTAAAATTGTTATCAATTATATGTGTGTCACCATCTAAAATAATTTTAAACAGTATCTTGTAATATCTAGTTGGCAAGAAATTTGTTAAATCCAATTTGATGTAATGGCCTATATCATCTGTATCGATTTTTGTTCCAATAGTATTAAATGGGACAATTTCAGTATTTGTAACATAATCAACAATTGAAAAATACGATGTTGCCGGTAATTTTAATTGTGTGTTTGGCGTCGCTGATGTAACATATGTTCTAGTCGGGAACATGTCTCTCACACCTATTCGTAATTTCACATTTTCACCTTCTGTGTATTTGTTGCGGAGGTTACGCATATAAATAACATAGTCATTCGTTATTTCTGTATTATTTATAAAACTACCTGTATACACATCTCCACTATCCCAGAAAACTTTTAAAGTTGGGAGGTATATAGTATGTGTATCCTTTCCGAAGAATTTAACTGTGCCATACGTTTCGTCACTTGTCTCGGCTTCTGCTGTGTGCTTTATCAAGAACCCATAATTAGGTATAGAACCGCTTATCCATTGTGAGACGATTGGCGATACGTCCATTAACACGTCTGGTGTGTCGTATGAAAATGATTGTGATGCATAATATAAAGAGTTCCAAGAACCGCCGCCTGTAACTGAAGCATATTCTACAACTCCTGATCCTGTGTCCCATAAGGTCTGGTCTTGTTCACTATCAACAAAATGCCATGACACTCCATTTCTAACTTCTGGATCTGAATTGTAATGACCGTTTCCATTTGTCCAATTTTCAGATAGTGGGCGGGCTTCCATTGTATATTCAACAGGCAACGCTTCAGATTCAGTTGACATCATTGATAGATAATATTGAGCAGAACTTGTATCTATATTTGTCAAGTCACTCACATCAAAATCTAATAATATTCTAGAATTAAAGTTCCTATCCCAACTAGCATTTTCGTCTATAACATCATCGTACGGCTCACCTACCGTAAATTTGGTAAGTTCCAATATTTCGTCAATCCCAGTATTTCTATTTGGGTTCTTCTCATATATTGTTGAATCTCTCCTCGGATATAAAATTTTATACATAGTTTACTTTATACTTAAATGTACCCCATCAAATCCGTCAACTCCATCACGTTCAACATCCCATTTTTTTACCGCATTTGAATGACTCGATCCATCGTCTGTTTTATAAAAATCTTGGAACCATTTACCTGCAGTCATTTTATCATCATCTGATAGACCGTCATATATCTTTTTCAATTTATCTTCAGACTCTCTGCCTCGCTCATAAACTTGGTTTGAGTCTGAATAAAAATAAAACCAGTCATGTTTTTTTGCCATAGAAATATATTGACTAACATCTGCCTCGTTTAAAATCTGCCTTTTAATTTCATTTATTATCTTCATAGTATTCTTTTTTTTTATAAATCTATCACTCGACCTTGTATATCCATTTTAGGGAATTTAACTTCAAAAATTGACGGATCTTTGGATGGATAAACCACTTGGTTTCTCGTCGCTTCTGCTAATGGATAAACATTACCTGAATATCCGAGGTTTGTATCGTATAAGTTAATAATTTCAACATTTTGTACGCTTTGCACTCCATCTAGTTTGTCAATCTCAGTTCTTAGTTTACTAAGCATAATTGGCGCATTTATATCCATATTCTTTTGTTGGAATAATTCAATTAAGCGATTATTACATCTTAATAACACTTCATGACTATTTGTATCTGGTCTAGTAACTAATTCATAGTTTATACCAATATTGATAATAAATGGATCTTTGATGTTTATCGCATCAGTCATCAACCTATATTGACGTAAGTATTGCCTTAAATTTTCCTTAATTGCGATATTTGCTGGAACAAATTGCCCTTCTCCATTAAATGTTAATATATACAAATTTAATGCATACGGGTTAGGTATCACATCTTTATCATTCCATTTACTTATTTGTAAATCCTGTTCAACATATGCCTTTGCAATTGCCCCGAATCGATCAGGCATTGTATAACATCGCAATATATAATCCTCCTTTGTCACTGCTCTATTCTGTGCAGCAAAGTGAGACATTGATTCTTCCCTGATGACATCCAAGTCCTTTTTATTTAGACCGCCATATGCTGATTGCGGATTGTTTACTGTAACACTATCAACAATTGATTGTAATACTGTAGAGTTCACATTTTCAATTGGATTTACTACATCAATATTTTGTACAGAATCAATTGTGTTACTCCTCACATTCCCATCAAGTCCTGATGATTTTGTGTAAGTTACTGTTAATGTTGTATCATTAGGTGCCCGTCCATATGTTTTAGTGTATAGGAAATTCATAGGATCTATACTTACATCTTCCACTCTTTTAAAATAATCCAACCCAATTGCAACATTATAAGGATTGGGTAATATTTCTTCATCAGCTTCCTGTCCTAATCCTGCCCCGAATTGTATTTCCAATAATTCGTCTTTACGCAGCCTGGTAACATATCGCCTTTCAGTTTGATTGTAACACAATAAGTATGGTGTTGAATCACCATATTGTGCTAATTCAGGATCATTAAATGGCACATTGCGCATTGACATTGGGACTAAGTCTTGAGCTAAATATGGAACTTCATACCAATTTTCACCATCTGAGTCTGTTATGCTTACAATTTCACTAACATTAGAATCTTGTATAACAATTTTATCATATAATTTAGGATCTGTGAATGTATATGTTGAACTTAAAAGCTCACCTTCGACTGCTTTGACGCACTTTTTAAAAATATAATATTCAACTGTACCGTCTTGTAATACAGAATACACACTCACTTCAGTTGGGTCAAGACTACTACTATATTTAAAATTAATTGGGCTCACTGTCCTGAAGTATTTATCGCCTGCGGTTGATACTTGCATACCTTCGTTTATAATCAACGCATAATTAAAATCTGGTTTTGTTTCTGTCCCCGCACCTATTGCTGGTACAAGTTGCATAACATCCAAATCGACTTGAGCTGGAACTAATGTTTTAGGCTTATATCCCATGCCTTGCGCCAAATTATATAAGTTTATCTTCTCATTAACTGTATATAAAAAGGACTCTTGCAATTGCGTGTCAGCATAAAAGTTTAATACATCCCCAACATATGCTGCTTGCTCAATCATCATCATGCCAGGACTTGATTCGTTGAAATCACTGTATGTGTTTGGGAAATAATTTTTAGCGTGATTTATAAGTGATCGGCGCAGTTCACCAAAATCTTTATTTGTGTATTTAACCTCGCGGTTGACTTTATCTGTTAATGATGTTCTACCCATTATATAATCTCTATGTTTAACGACCGTTCAGCCCCTGTAAATATCGTCATCGTCTTATTTGCTCCGTGCTCTGTTACAGAAAATACAATTCTAATATTCAAACCATGTCCTTGATCATCTATATCTGCTTGATCTTCCACTTGGATATCATGATTTACTATATATGGCAGCCACCTATCAGCTTGTAATTCGATATCGTTTTTCAACAATATTCGGTGTTCTGCAGTATTTGATTCAAATATATAAAACCATAACCCCACGCCAAAATTAGGCTGCATATAACGTTCACCACTTTTAGTCATAAGTAAATTGACATAATTACTTATTGCTTGATCCTCTGTAGTATATGACATGTTAAACACCCCTGAAACATTATTTGACTGAAGGGCATTCATAGGGAACTTTATTCCAAGTGTTCCATATGGTTTATTAAAATCTGCTGGGTATATTTTGCTATTAATTCTCAATTATGATCCAGATTTATTTGCTGATGAATTTTTATGAACTCCTGCAGCTCGTTCCATTATACCTAATGTCCGTTTTAACTTTTCTGGGTTTAATACGTTTTTTAACATTTTTGCTGCTGGAGTATCTAGTTCATCTAATTGCTCGACTGGTATATCTAATATTGATTCACCCGCAGAAGATTGATCTGATTCTGATAGTGGTGTTGTGTTAGCCAATATTGAATATAAAGGTGATGATCCACCACTTGCAGCTTTATCAGCATAGTAATTGTCAGATCGCCTAGCTGACGATTGTTCTGCAACATAACCGCTACCGTTTCCTTGTATCACATCATTTAATGGAGGAGGTTGTGGTTTTGATGTATTCATCTGTTCTACAATCATCTGTCCGAACATAGATTTCTGGTCTTCTGCTAAATGTTTAAGCAGTTTGACTTCCGCTAATAATGGCTTTGTTGCTGCTGTCACTTCTTTTTTGACGATAGCCTCTATTAGTTTTCCAACTTTAAGTAATTCTTGTTTTGTCATTATATTTTATTATTTACTATAAATATTAAGGAACTTTAAATTTGGACACGAAATCAGCCTTATGAATTTTTGTAACGGCGCCTGCATTTGTTGCTGGGCCTGTTGGTCCCATAAATGTTGTATAACTTGCCTGTGCTGTAGTTAATTTCCACAATTCTGCCGCTAATGAGTTTATCCATTCCATCAAATCATCTAAATCAACCTTGTGTTTTTTAGATTGCATAAGAACTTTCTCTGCAGTAATAACTGTTTCAGTCTTTCCAATTAAAAATGCTTTATCTGAACTCGCATTAATAACTATCCTCGCGGAATCTAATACTAGTTGTGGACTGTTACTATAATTAGGAATTTTAATCACATCTAAGTTTTTCCTGAATCCTACTTGTAATTTAGGCAATTTATGGTTAGATGCTAGATAAATACTAGCAGCGTCATCTTTTAAATCCTCAACCCCGTACCCTTCTCCTGATTGTGTGTTGTTCACACGCATAATAAGTATAGGATCATTTGCAGTGGAACCATCCCAAGTAGGCTGCTTTTCATAAATGTTTAATCCTGGGGAATTTTCGCCAGTGAGGTGTCGAGTAAATCTTATTGACTGCCCAAATCTACCTTCCCATAAATCGTCGCCTTCAAATGGTTGGAGTTTTTTAGCACCCACTACTGATTTAGATAATGTATATCCAACTTCACCTTTATCATTCAATCCAGGTGATGTAGGCCGTGAACCTTTTGCATGAGAACTACGCCTCCAGAATTTTGGAAAGTTGTGTAGTGTCACATCATCAACACTATTATATGAATTGAAATAATACCACCGATCTCTCTTTTCATCTGCGGATGATACTTCCGTACCATGAGCTGAAAATATTAATACTTGTTCTCCTATCAATGGCAATTTTCTATTAAATACAGCAGGAGCGCACCATACAGTACGAATTTGGCCCAACGATGCGTCGTTAGCTCCGACGCGTACTTGAATTGAGCCATCATATAATAAATTACCGTTTTCGTCTTTTTGTTTAGTCTTATAAGCCTTTGCGGTTTCCACCACCTCGCCTGTTTGAAACATTAACCTGCCTCCATCTTTATTATCCTACCTTTAGTCATTTCCTTTGCATTTTTGCGAATTTCTTCCTTCTCAGCTTCAGATAAAGTCCCAACTGTTGAATCGTCATTAACTGATGCACCTTTGACGAATCGTTGTATGATTCCAGCCATTTTAATTAACTGGTCGTCATTTTTAACTGACACTTCTATATATTCAGCCAATAGAGGAACTAATAATGAAGCGTCGTCTGGGTTTTTGATAAAACTCGCCAATTGTTTAATTAATGCATCAATTTGTGTAGACTTACTATTTGAATTGTCATGAATTTGTTTTAATAAAGTGTCAAAAGTCTTACCATCGTACATCTCTATTTGCGAAAAATCTATATTACTCATTACCTTACCCCTTTACAATAAATATTACAAAGAAACTATAAATCCGTTACTTTTATACTCTTCAAATTTTTCTACAAAGTTTGTTCGCATAACTTTCACTACTTTTGTAATGTGTTGTGTATCTACGTTAGCACGTTCTCTGATAAAGACATATAATAATTTTTTATTGTATATATCAATATCATCACTCGTTCTAAACAATTCAATGATAGCATCAGCCACTTTTTGATCTCGTGAGGATCGGAACATATTACCTAAATTATATTCGCACCAATTACACCAATGACTTATAAAATCCTTAAGTGATTCCTGATAACCTTCTATAGTTCTCTCCATACTAAGATTACGTTCAGCATCAACTATTACTAGATCAGTTTTAGCTTTAGTGGCAGCATATATTTGCTTGGACCTTTTAATTAAGAAATGTTTAGCAATAATTGTAAAATATGAATACGCTCTTCCTTTTTCAGGATTGTAACCAGGCATCTTTTGATATAACTCGGAAACTGTTTCTAATTGCAAGTCAGTGAAGTTAGTTTCATATCTATGGAATTTCCACGTATTGATAATATTTTCAGTTAACTTCATGAATGCTGGATAAATCACTGTGTTGAATAACCGATCACGTTGATGTTTTAAATCTGGATTTAAATTATTACATTCAATTATAGCATTTTGTACATCTTTACCAAAATATATCTTACGTTTTTTCTTTTTTGGTTTATTAGTACTACGTGCTACACTTTTAGGTATAGACACTTTAATTTGTACTCCTGTATCATTTTTTAGTTTATTCGCTTGCTCCATCACCTTCTATATTATTATCATTGACAATTGCAGTTATATGTTCAATTTCACCTTTCAATTCTTCAATAGTGTTTTTTAATGTTTTAAATACAAATCCAACTTCATCGTCTGATTCAAATCCTCCATTTCTATCAATTAGTACTAATTTAGACAATACCTTAGTATATGTTATTAATAAATTCTCCATAAAATTTACAACTCGCCCTTCTACATCTACAAGTTCGCTATTGTTAGCATTAATAATATCCTCAAATTGTACATTTTTATTATACATAACATATAATGCATAACATGATATGATTAATAATACACTTAATACATAAATCATAATTTATTATTTTCCATTATTTAAATACATCACCGAAAACATTTGCTAAATTAGCACCCATATCAGCTTTAGCTTTTGTTTTAGTTTGTTTAACTTTATTCGATTCAGCAAATTCAGTCAAGTCAACATCTTCCAATCTACCTGTTCTTAAATTTCCTGCTACTTTATTCCATCTCTCAAATTCAAATCTACTTGCGGCAATATCGGCATTATGTAAGATTTGAGGTAATGTATTTCTCAATTTTGACGAGGCTCGATAGCTCATCCAATATGACTTATTTGCGTCATCATAAACTCCATCATGAATTCTAATTCCAACAAATTCATTCCAAGAACATTGTATTCCAAATTGTTGTAATAAAAATAATGATCTATCTTGGACAAGTGCGAAAGGTATATGCTCATTCACTGTATATTCTTTCCCTTGATTCTTTCGGTGCCAATCACTAGGATTAGGAACATATCCCTCTTTGCCATCACCGACAAACCCCATTTTTCCTAAATCGTGATGCATAGCTGCAAACATTAATTCCTCCTTTGTAAAACCGCTAACATCCATTCCTAATTCAACATAATGTTTATATTCTTTAGAAGCAAATGCCATCACTCTTAATACGTGATCAATATATCCTCCTGGAATAGCATTATGAAAATGATCGAAAGATGATGCTGGTGCGAATAATAATCGCTCTTCACCTAATGCTTTATACATTGCCTTTATACGTTCAGATCTAGTAGGGAACATTTTGTCTATCATAGAGATAAACTTTGCATAATTACCTTTGATTGTTTCCGCTGTTAAATTGAATTTTGCCATTTTTAGTCTTTAATTATTAATTGTTTTTGAATTATATGTTCTTCCGTCATATTAATATCTCCATTATTGTCTTTCAAGAATTGTACCATGTCATCAAATCCAGTAACTGGATTTAATATAAATTTTGTATATTTACTCACCTTTATTGGCATACCGACAAATAATATTGGTAACATACACCATAGGAAATAACCTCTAACCCCAGCTACAAATTGTATGCCTGGCATTAGTTTTTGCATATCCATCAAATATTCCGCAAGTGATACAAATTTCTGTGTAGATACCGTACATAAATTTTCTACAGTCCTCTGATTTATTAAATCTAAACAAAAGTTAAATGTTATATGTGGATTAATTTCTGATTTTTCACATTCAATAATATGTCGGCGTACTATAGTAGTTATTTCTCCGAGTGACGGGCTGTCTATTGAGTTGATATTGATAATCTTATCGTGCGGATATGCTTTATCTGGAACTCGTTTGTCAATCCTAGAAGGAATTGATTCTTCGTTATATATATTTTGCATATAATTAATATAAGAAAAAGTATTCAGAAGTCCAAGTATTTACTTGGTTTTTTTAATATATTTTTGAATTGCCTTGTGTGACATATTTCGTATTTGATTAGCACTCAAATTGGGAGTAATTGGTATTTCTTTTTCCTCAGTAACTATTTCTCCACGAGGAGTTTGTTTAACAATCACTCTAACCTTTTCCATTTTAGGAGGTTGGGATCCTATAACTTTTTTTTACTGGAGAGATCATCTAACATTTTCTCTACTGAGTCATCTTCAGATTTAGTTACTGTAATGTCTGGAATATTAGGAGATACTGTTGGTAGTATTGTTCTTTTATTTAATCCGAATGCAAAGTTTGCTGCCAATACTAATGCGATAGCTAAAGGGTCAAATACAAATATAATTAGTAAGAGAAAATAGTTAATGACTCTATCCATTGATATTCCTGTAATACCTGCTAAATACTTTAGTGGTCCTAATTCCGCTGCAGTATCTGAATCATTTAATAACCCCACCTTTTGAATTTCATAGTTACCAATACTGTCAGTCGCTATTTGAATCTTCTGTGTAATATTATCACGGTCTGATAATGCATCAGCTAATTGACGTTCTAATGATTTACGTGCTGAAGAAGAAGATGTGGTTATTTTTTCACCAGTATCTTTATCAATATATTGAATCTGTCCAGGATTAGATAACCCGTCTCTTAATTCTGAGATAGATTTTATCAATTGCGTTTTTTCTAATTGAAATTCAGTCTTCTGATCAATATATATTTGTTGCTTAGTTTCAACTAATTCAATCTGTCGAGTAACTATCTTATCAGCATTTGCTGTAATTTGATATGCACCACTTAAAAATCCGTAAATTCCTGCACTAGTAATAATAACAAGTATTAATGTAGCTATTGTTAAATATATTTTCAATAATGCATTTATTGTATTCCAGTAATGATGTAATAATGTAGCTATCACTAATTTAGATATTTCTAGACTAGTAGCCATTATTATAACTTCTGTAGATGCTCCTGAGAATAATTGACTCAAACCATATACTGAGTAAAATGCTGCAGATCCACTTACAGATAGTGCTGATAATAATATTAAATATGGTAAGTATTTATTCATTTTTTTTTTATTTTACAATACTGAAATCAGTATATTGAGTATTCCTCTCTAGCAATCATTACCGACAATAATCCAATAATATATATCGTCTACCACGCTCTTTTAACTACGTCGTCACATTCACACTCTTTCTACCACGCTCTTTTAACTACGTCGTCACATTCACACTCTTCAAATACTCATCATCTTCTCCTTCTCTCAAACAATTAACAAATCTAAGGTAAATAAAAGATTTCAGACGTCCAAGCCTTTCATGATTTATTTTCAAAATAATTTATTTCAGTATATAAAAAAAGCCCAGCATTACTGCTGAGCTATCATTTATTGTATTTTGTATCTTGATTATTAAGCCAACATACCTAGTTTATATGACTTTTCTACAATTTCAGCACCTGCCTCTGCTGTTTCGGCTATCTTTCGCAATTCAGCAACGGAGACTTGAAATTCTTTTCCGCCTATAGTGAATGTGCCGCACGGAGCTGCTTTATCTCTATTTCTGTATTGCTCGCTTAAATATTTTTCATTACGCTCAAAATCAATAGTTGCAAAAATTTTGCCCATTCTCTCAACTTTTGTCTTGTCGTAACTATGTCTGTGATTAACACCCATTTGTTTAAATTTTAAAAAGGATTATTGAATATTATTAATTTGAACATATTAGGAAAATCTGAATTGTCTATTGCAAATTTAACTCCACGTTCATGTAACATATTAGCTATTGCTCCTATATTATAATGTAAATAAGTATCTGTAGAATTGTGGTCATTCAATAATACAAAAACTGATCCTTTATTACTTTCTCGTATTGACTTGTCAATTACTCGCTCTAAATACTCATATTGGTCAAAGGGAACTATGTATCCATAATTCACTGTCATATTTGTGACATGGAATATCCAATCATATTTATTCTGAGTTTCTGTTAGATCTTCAACATCAAATAATTTAGTTTCTAAATTGAATTTACCATCACTAGTAGATAACATATCAGCATACCGTTGTCGACCTGCTTCAATCATTATATCATTTGTGTCAATACCTTGATATATAATATCAGAGCTTATAGTGGAACGGATATAATGTCCGAAATCTCCACGTCCACAGCCGACATCTAAAACAGTCTCAGGACCGCCTGCTAATATTCCAAATACAGCATTGCGGTAAATATCTTCCTGAGTCTGTTGATCAGGATATCCTACAGATTGTGGGTCATTCAATAAATGATCTGGCATTGTAGACGTTAACATCGTCTTTTGTTCAGGTGGAATTTCCACCTCTCTTTTTTCGTCTGGCTCTACTGGAGCATTAACTTTAACCTCGGAAGGTCTTTCTTGCATAACAGCCACAGAATCTTCTGCATCTATTAAGTCTGAAAACTTTTTCATTGTAATATTTGTTGGTTATTAATAAATATCTATAAAGGTACAGATGAACGCACTTTTCTGATATTTCCATTAGTAGATATTGATAAATTTGTTTTAATGAGTGGCGCTATCGCTTTTGATAATGCGGAATCTATATATATTGACTCGTCAACGGCGTCAACTGGCACATATAAATTTTGAGTTCCATCTTCCATTCGGATATTAAAGACACGCCTTTTGAGTTTAGTTGTTCTATCGACGATAATACCTACACGATTTACGCCATTGTGTACTGCGATAATGCGTTCTTGTAATTTGAATCTAACCATTTTCTGAAAATTTTAATTTATTTAATAATTTATACTAAATATAAGTAAAAGATTTCAGACTACCAAATGATATTATATATTTTTATCAGACAACTCGTCTAACATAAAATGATTTAAATATTTTTGATATCTTATTTTTTAAAATTGATATTTTACCGTCAAGACTATCAGTGTCAATTCTATTGAATTGATTCATTGATAAATATAAAAAAAATCCTGAAGTTGTACCTTCAAGCTGTGGAATGTGTATTATAGGAACAACAATATTTTTAGTTATCCCGTATGACATTAAAAGATTTTTAACTTCACCTTCTGGCATAGATTCTGTTATTTGTATTGACGATCCTTTGTTTATGACATCTAATAATATTTGCTGATGACTAGCGTCAATTTCGTAACGATCAAAATCAGGTTTTAGCGGCTTTAAATTATATAGCCCTTCCGCTTTTTTGTCTATTGCTTCATATAAAATGGTAATGTGTTGTTTAGTTCCCAATTGTGGTACACCACCACCATTTTCAAATTTGACAACAGAAATCCTATCTATTTCAGTAGTGTCGACAAATGTACTGAGTAAATTCTGAATTTGTACTGAATCGTTGATTACAGAATTTAATAACCTTTCAATGTTTTTTTGCTTTACAGAAAATTTGTCAAGTTTAGCAACTTGACTGTCACGTCGTGTGATAAAATATTTAATAACATCCCATAACACCTTCACCATGCTCACACCTCCTACGCCAAATAATACGTTCACCCAAGTTAATCCCATTCTAATTCCTACAAATTATATATTTTTAATATGTTAACTTAGTATAGGTTCTGAAAAATCCGATTCATCTAACCCCATATTGTTTAAATTCTGTATCATTTCCACTAAATGTGCTTGTGGAGAAACATCCGTTTTATCTTTACGAATTGATGTGTGTGATAACAATCCACGAATTTCTCCATGTACAGCTTCCTCATAAAACTCAAAAGCATCTCCTGGGTGGGATGATTCCAATCTCTCCTTTAAGCCATTATAAATATCAATATTATATGTTTCTGAGAGTGATTCGATTAAAAATTGTAAGCTTGATATTTGTTCTTCAGTGTATTTATGCCAATATCTATGTCCTCTAAATGCAAATCCTAAATCATCAACATATTCAGTATCTATCAATTGTCCAGTATATGTATAGAATTCGCCATCACGTTCTGTTAACCACCCGAAATTACAAATTTCAATTCCGATTGAATGTTTATGCATAAATCTGTCAATATTATGACTTTTATAACCCCCTAAATGGAATGCAAAATATTCATCCGGTATACATTTAACAATCCGACCGTCATTTTCAGCATCCCTATCACGGATATCAATCCCACCTATAATGTATTGAGTTCCAATCCTACCTCTAGCGTCATTAGCCCAATCATCAATTGTTTTGAATGGATCTGCACCTCCAGCGGTGTGATGTATGATAATATATTTTTTATCTAAAATTTCACCTTGGTCAGTTACATATTCATCATCAGGTAATAAATATTCGTCTATTGTGACCGTAGCGGTGATTTCTGCAAGGTCTGTGGTTGCTTCTAAATCTTCTACTTGAACTTCATCATTAACAGTAGTATCAATATCACTGCCTAATCGCTTTAAAATCAATTCTAATGTCTTATTATCAGCATTACCAGTCGCTGGCTCCCCAACTCTCAATTGGAAATTCTTAACTGCTGCTTGTGTATGTTCATCATATTCCCCGCTAGGCTCGACGCCTAACAGCTGTTGTATAATGACTACATCCAACCCCTTCTCACCTAATACCAACATAATTTATCCTTTTACAGATAACTATCACGGGAATGTTTGTAACAATGCACCTGACCATGGTGTCGTCATACCTGTAAAATAATTTGTATAAGTGCCTGATAATGATATTATATGTGTAGTTATTACTGCAATTAATACATCTAACCAAAGCCTAGGATCTAAATTTTGAGGTATTGGAGGTCCTGCCCAAGATCCTGTATTTAATACTGCAACAAATCCTGTAGGCCCTACAATCATTTGTCCTGCCCAAGCTGTATAAATGTACGGTGCCCACATATTAAATTGTGATTGCATAGTAGTCTGGCTTGTCCAACTTTGTAAAAATATAGTTTGTAATCCTGCTTGTAATGCAGGAAGGCCCGCAGGCATACCTATAACAGAACCGCCACCAGTTATTATTTCCATATGGCGGGATATCAGATTGATATACGCTTGAGCCATAACTCTAGATCCGCGAATTTTATCTCCATGCGCTGTTTGGAGGCCGCTAAGCACTTCAACTTTGAATGCATTATAACTCATACTTTAAAAAGTATCAGTATTATATAACTGTTTTGATGTTATTGATAAATTCATACTATTTCTAGTTTTTAATATATGCCTACCTGCTTTATCTTTATACACTAAAGATCTAGTTTTCCCTGGGATGTGCCACGCATAACCATTATAATCAATACCACTAAAATTAAATGATACAGGTTTTAAATCATTAATATTACCATCAAATGTTTCGTAAATTAAATCCTGTTCCTCGTCGAAAACTTGTCCTTCATGTTTTCCATCAAACAATTTAGCATCATTACTCAATTTACAATCCACGACTTTAGCTTCCCCGCCAATTTGTGTTGTATCAGTTAATGTAGTATTTAATACAATTGCATCACCTCTGACGCAAGATCCCATTTTTAAAGTAGAGTCTTGAACGCTTGCATTATTAAATACCATAGTTGAGTTAATCATTTTAGACTTTAATACAGTCGCATTATCTTTAACTTCAACTAAATTTTCTAAAGTTGATTCAATAATTGTTGCATGATCCAATACTCTTGCATAATGTTTAAGCCTTGATGCCCGTATTTCTGCATTTCCAAATACCACGCAACTATCTGTAAGGAGTGAACCATGCAGAATTTTAGCATTATCAAATACACGTGACCGATGACCTACCCACGAGGGAGCCTCTGGATCTAGATTATGTAATCCTTCCACATACCCTCCAACAGTATTTTTTTCAATAACGATGCCGAATGCTGAAAGTTTAAATGTTTTCAAAGCGCACGTCCGATATAAAGTGACCTTTTTATTCTCGATTGTCGGGTGCTTGATTGTAATTTTGTCTTGATCTAATAATGCAACATAACTGTTGTGTATCATCTGCTCCATAAAACTAAGTATTTTTTAATAATAAATATAGTTTTAAGATGATTTAATCTCCACTATTATAAAAAAAGTATAGGTATGTTATCTATTATCTGTATAAAACTCTTGCAAACGCACTAGAAATGAGGTGTCTGTGTTTTGTCAGTTTCAAATTAACGATGTATAACAGTAGATATGATGTCATTGCTCATAATATTTGTAGTTAATAATTAGCTTCGTTTTAATGCAACGAAACATAGCCTTAGCATTATATTTTAATTGTAAAAAGATAACAGCCGATAAGATTCAACGCTAAAAAGCGCAGAACTTATCTATTCGTTGTAAACAATAGCTTACTTGCTTAGTAGTTCGAGAAAGTATTCAGCTCCTTTGTTCGCAATGGCGTGTTTATCCTTTGTGTTTAGGTATTTACCTACTTTGTTGTTTTCTTCTCTGTACCATCGTTCACAATCTATTTGTGCCATTGCTATATTTGCAACCCAACCTTGTCTGTACTCAGGGTCTTTTAATCCCTCATTTAGTTTTTCAATTACTTCTTTCATATTATTCAATTTTAGTGTTTCAAATTCGTAAGCTAAAGATTTACAACATCGTGTATATGGCATTAAAACGACCACATACACACAGCGTTTTTTTGCCTTCAACACGTGCTTATAGAATCGGCACAAAGCCTGTTCATATCTTTGCTTTGCTGAACTATTAGCATAAGTACCATAAAAGTTTTCATTTCTTAAAATTTTCAATTAAGTAATCTCCTACTGATACTTCGTGCGGCTTTCCACTATTTCTTCCGTACCTTTCTTTATATTCTTTAATAATCTGATTCGCTTTTGCTTCGAGATTTTTATTGCCGATTATTTCCTCTAGTATATCTAATA